CGCGGAAAAGAGAATATACTATATAAAGAGATCAATGAATAATGTCTTTACTACTTGGTAGATTCTTAAACTCGAACAGTTCTTCATCTTCTAATTCGTCTTCCCACATACCCTCTCTTTCTATAATTGACAATCTGTTTCTAACTAACTCTGCCATTTGTTGTTTTTGTTTATCGATATCTTCACTAGGAGATTTAATTTCTATAATTTCGTTATCTCGTACATCTAACCATGCTGTAATAGACTCATCATATAAATCTATGAACTGATCTGAGATACTACTTCTAACAACAATATCAGCTGAGTTAATAACTATAGAATCGTCGGTTGTAAACGGTATGAAAGGACCGAGATGAATCGTCACACCACCAGACAAAGCTGGTTTGCAAGCTACGTTCATCGGAAAAATTAGTTCCAATTGATTATCTTGTTCTTTCACCATTGCGAATATTTCTTTACCGTCACTAAATCTAAGATATTGATATGAAGTGTTATCCTTCGTTATTGTCATTTGCTGGTATCCTTACTGAATGTATCTCATAGTTAAAATTTTCTGTACTATAGATATTTATTCTTTCTGAAAAGTGATTGAGTGTATAATTCATATTTTTCTTCCATGAAAGATCATCAGCAATATCATATAGTGTGACACTATCTTTATCTTCTGTTTTTCTCAATCCTCTACCTATAGACTGTAAATTACGAATCCTACTCTTACTAGGAGACGCAAACACTACATTATGTAGTCTTTTTATATTAATACCAGTTGAAAATGTACCGAATGACGCTACAATGATAGCATCTTTTTCTTTCTCTACAATTTCTCTTACTTTTTCTCTATCTAAAGCGTCTGTACCACCAAAGACAAAGAATACTTTTCTATCGAGTTTATCTAACATACTAAACAATGGTCTACCATGTTTCTCGACAAATTGAAACAACACTAAGGTGTTCCCATTTAAATCCTTTACTAAGTTATTTATGAAAGTATTTCTTCTCTCATTTCTAACAATCCAATCCATTTCTTCTTGATATGTCATTTTACTGACAAGTTTTCTTTCTTCATCACAATATGCTAGTACCAAAGCTTGAATATCAAGTTGAGCAAGAGTACCTTCTGCCATCAGATCAGCTGATGTAGTTACAAAATAAGCAGGTCCAAACATACCTTCAAGTTGTAGTTTATGTGTCTTAGACTCTTGAAGTGTACCTGTCGTACCTATTTTATATTTAACTTCTGTTAATGAATTCATAATCTTTGTTAATGATTTAGCAGCGAATAGATGTGCTTCATCACCGACAACCATACCAAACTCATTACCGAAACCTTTAGGCATTCTCATCATTGATTGCCAAGTAGTAACAACTATAGGTGCATCAGCTCCTTTATCACCTCCATATATCTTTGCGATATCTCCTTTGAATCCGTAATCCTGAAAGTCTTTTGTCATTTGTTCTACTAATGATGTGGTCGGTACTATCACAAGTGCTTTCTTGTTCTTCTTTAGAAAATTATATCTTATAAGACTATAGATCATTAATGATTTACCTGAAGCGGTCGGTGAGACTAATATACATTTTTGATTATGAGCAGCATATGCTACAGCTTCTTTTTGATAATCTCTTAGTTCTAATGGTATGTCTTGAACAATTTCTTCATATCGTTCTATTGTAAAAATATCTTTACTCGGTTCATATCCTTCAATACTGTAATTTCGTTCTTCACAAAATTCTTGTAAGTATGTAAACAGACCTAATGGTAATTTGTTTGTAGTTAAATTGAATAGACGAATATATCCGTCCCAAAATCTTTTACGAACTGCTGGTATAAAACTTGCACCAGGAACTTTGAATTTAAAAAATTCTGAGATTTCTTTTCTAATTGAGTCTTCTGTTGAAATAAACAGATCACATTCGTCTGCTTTAGCTACTACGAGCCTGCCATGAATTTTCGCCATTCTATAATATTCTTTATTGTTTGATGTCTCCAAGTTATTTGTGAGACAATATCTGTTAACACATCTACTGTGACTCTTAGATATTCAAGTTTGTCATTCAAATCTTGAATATGTTTATCAGCACCTGTAAATTTATCGTAATCAGATTTTAAAACTGTCAATCCATCAAAGGGATCGTAATCCCATTTGTGATATTCTATATCCTCTTTAGTCATTTTACCTGTGTACCACAACCATTTGTCTTTATTCAGTTCTTTCATTTGTCTTTCATAACGAATAACTTCTAACTTTTTATCTGATAAAAGTTCTGAGTATTTTGCGTGTAGTTTTGGTACTTCTAGTGATGATGCGTCTAGTTCGATATCGTCAATAGAACAATCGGACTTCCACATAGTTTGTATTTGATTTAAATTCATAATGTATGTAGTATATAGTGTAGCTGTTAAGTGCTACTTTTTACTTTAAATAAAGTGTATCTCATTGTAAGATCACAGGTCGCATATTCTAGACCTGCTGAATCAGAAGCAAATTCAATCGCTCCTAAACTTGTTGGGAAACAATCTTGAAACGCAAATTCGATATTTGCATTGTTTGATGATGTGTTGACAATAATAGTAGCATCTGAGTACATATTCTCAAACGAAGCGTTACTGAAAACATTCGTAGCATTTTTAGTAGAACCAACTAAGTCTCTAAAATCTTCTGTATCATTACCCGGTCCCAATGCCATTATCCAGTTAAAGATTTCTTGATAGTTTTTCATATCTTCGTCTACAACAAATTTGATTGTTAACGGATCGAACTCTATCTTATCACCAGGTAAATATGAGTTGATAGCTAATGTAGTTGAATGTAATGCTTCACTAAAGTTTACACCCGGTAAAGTTACACCTGTACAAAAGTATTTTGTTTTTGGTAATTTATTTATTTGAAGATCAAAATTTACAGGACTTAAATAATTTAAGTTAGTAGGTTGATCTGATTGCCAATTAGCTGTCGCCATTATAGTTTTTTAACTCCTAATACATAATTGTCTGCTGCATCTTCTGCATATGTTTCACTATGTCCTTCATAAAGTTCATCTTTAACCCAAACATTATCTCTCCACATTCTAATCCCAAATGATTTGTTTATTACACCAACTTCGGCTTTCAAATTATCATTCATATATGTGTGTATCATCTCATCAAATTGTATCATTTCATTCCTTATTTCTTCTTCATTAGTAAGACCATACCAGTTCCAACGACCATCTAAAGAAACATCTTCGTTACTGTTCTTAATGATGTCGGAAATAGTTTTTTCTTTCATACATATATTTATAACAAAAAAAGAGCTCCCTAAGGAGCTCTTTGAAATCAATAATGATTTAGCTATTACTACGACTTATAGAAGGTTTAATACTTCGAATGATCTGTAGTATGAGTTAGTTGAAGCTGTTGCCAAACCACTAGACGGAGTAGCTCCTACGAATGGGTTTGAAACCATACCGTAACGAGTTTTAAATCCGATTTTTGGTTGGAAAGTATCTTCGCCAACTGCACGAACCATTTGTAATGGTACATAAGGACAATAGAATACACCAGCGTCAAAAGGATTAGTTCCTCTATACCCTACTGTACAATATCCTTCACCACCAGTTACACCTGTAGGTCGCTGAGCGACTGAAGCATAATATGGATCGATATACACTTTGATGTTGCCATTTAAGACACCAGCAAATGTGTTTCCAGTATCATCCACAGTTAAGTTTGTGTTTAATGCTGGAGCGTAATCTAATACACCGGCCATTGCAAGAGCAGACGCTACATCAGACGAACATAGGATAAAGTTACCTTTACCTCTTCTTGTTTGTCTTGCTATAACATTAGCATTTCTTTCAATGTGGTACATTAGACCTTTGAATTTTTCAACTGACCATCTACCTGATGAATCAACATCTAGGTTAAATTGTCCGTTTACAGAAGTACCTGTTAGGTTTGCTTCTGACGCCACGCCTTCAATTTTGGCTTGACTGTTAACAGTTCTAACAACTTCTCTGTTGATTTCCGCTAGGATCTCACCAGACAATATGTTTGCTAATTCTGTTTCTGCATCTAGACCATGAATTGCTTTAAGGTCTTGTGCGAGTTCGATTGTGTACTCAGCTTTTAGCGCTCTGCTTGTAGCTGTAACTGTAGCTTTCTCGATTGTGAAAGACATTTCAGGAATCGTAGAATCGATTTCTGCAGTTGCTGTTGCAACTCCTGCACCAGTTGTGTAACCTGTTTGGATAGCTGTGTTAGCTGATCCTGAAGCAAATGGATCAGAACCCGCATGAGTTCCTCCACCAGCGAAGTCTGTATCGGCTTCGTTAAACATTGCTTCTGTTCTATCAATAGTTGTTGTACTATCGACATATCTTGCTTTCATCGCAAAGATAAGACCAGTTGGTCCTGTCATTGGTTGAACGCCACAGATATCATAGGCTACCAAGTTTGGCATTGCTCTTCTAACTAAAGATATAAGAATTGGATCCCAATTAGCTGCTGTAGCAGTAACACCACTACCTACAACTGTACCAGTACCAGCTCCAAGTGCTTCGTTCATCGCACCTCTTTCTTCTTGAATTGCTCTTTCTTGGTTCTCAAGAATAACGGAAGTTACTGCTCTTTTATAAGAATCTTCGATTTTTGGAAGATCACTATGTTCTAGAACAGGTGCCCATTTTTCTTGTAAGTTTTCTGACATAAACATTTTGTTTATTCCCCTTTTTTATTTACTTCTCTAAGGAAGCAAATTTACTTAATGCTGCAGTATATTGTGCCATGCCTTCATTAACTGGTTGAGCGACATCGCCCGCTCCAGAAAAATCTGCATCACTACTTGCAACAGTACTATCGTCAGAGACAGCTTCTAACTTTTCAGTTCCGAAGTATGATTCTTTCAATGTTGAAACTTTCTCTACGAATTTTTCTACACTTTCGAAATCTACATCTTCACTTAGAGTTTTTAACTTCTCTACCTGAGTATCAGCTAAGTCATTGCTGGCTTCGCTAATAATTTTTTCACGTTGAAGTTCTTCGATATCTTGTTGAGCTGAGATGTTGTTAGCAACTTCTTCGTTCAACTTATCTTCCATTTCGTCAAGTCTGTTTGCTAGTTCTTCAACTACATCAAACTTGTCTTCTGGTACTTCAACATAATG